AAGCCGCTTAAATTCTTTAGGTGGATTTGATAAAATTGTTCCAAATGAGGGTATTGTTTTCGTTTATGGGGGAAATACCTATAAATTGACTGGAGCATTTGCACCATTAAATCAAATATTGGGTATCTTTAAGTACGGAAGATAATCGTTTTATTTAATTTTGATATACTTATATATACGAATATATCAAAACTAATATGGCAAAGGAATTTCAAAAAAAGTACATGCATCCAACCCGCCGAAAGTTGGTAAATATGGTTTTAACAGGCGGTGATTATGAAAAAAATACACAAATATCATTCGCCGGGGCAGATAAACAAAATGTAAAACGTGAGGTTGGTGAAAGATGGACTGATGAAAACGGAAAGTCTTGGGAGCAACATGCTGCTGGTAAAGTAGAAGTATCCGAATTGGGTGATATAATGGCTGAGACACGAGCTTACCTAGCTGCATTAAATAGTTGCAAGGGTGATGCTTGTAATACAATTAAATTAAGTAGAGCTGATAAAAAACTCATCTCAAAAACTGGATATTGTGCAACTTGTTTAGCAAAAAAAGAATTAACAATTAAATTAGATGGGTTGTGGGAAGCATATGAAGATTATAAAATATACAATAATATGATTTCGTATGGTAAAGATGTAGTATCACAATTTCAACAAGCGTACAATGATGCTAAGCAAGATTATGAAGTTGTGCAAGAAGATGGTACGCTTGAAAAGTGGAGTATGGAAAGAGATGTAAATGAATTAAAGGCAGAAATACTTGCTGATATTACACGATTTGAAGAAGAAATACAACAGGCAAAAAAACTAAGAAATGAGGCTTGGGAAAAACTTAAAGATAAAAATTACGATTTAGTTAAACCACCAATTGATTAATGGCTCAAAATTTAGGTATAACACAAAAGAAATCTTTAAAAGAGATTATTGCAGAAGAATACAAAAAGTGTGCTAGTGACCCTATACACTTTATGAAAAAATATTGTATGATTCAGCATCCGGTGAGAGGTAAAATACCTTTTCACCTTTTCCCATTTCAGGAAAAAACATTAACTCAATTTGCAAATAATCGTTTTAATATAGTATTGAAATCACGTCAAACTGGTATCTCAACGCTATCAGCTGGTTATGCACTTTGGAAAATGTTATTCAATTCGGATTTCAATGTATTGGTTATTGCAACAAAGCAAGATGTAGCAAAAAACTTAGTAACTAAAGTAAGGGTGATGCATGAATTACTTCCTTCTTGGTTGAAGGGTGGTTCTTTGGAAGATAATAAACTTTCCCTTCGTTTACACAATGGTTCTCAAATTAAGGCTATTGCTAGTTCTCCGGATGCAGGACGTTCCGAAGCCCTATCACTTCTTATATTTGATGAGGCTGCTTTTATTGATGATATTGATGAGATTTGGGTGGCAGCTCAATCTACCTTATCAACGGGTGGTAGTTGTATTGCACTTTCTACTCCTAATGGTGTGGGTAACTGGTTTCACAAAACTTGGTTAGGTGCAGAGGAAGGACAAAATCCATTCAATACAATTAGATTGCATTGGACAGTTCATCCTGAAAGAGGACAACAATGGAGAGATGAACAAGAAAAACTATTAGGACAAAAGAAAGCAGCTCAAGAATGTGATTGTGATTTCGTATCTTCTGGTGATACTGTTATTGATCCTGAACTATTGATGTTTTACAAAGAAACATTTTGCCAAGACCCAATTGAAAAGACTGGATTTGATGGAAACCTTTGGAGATGGGAATATCCAATGGCAAATGGTTCATATATGGTGATAGCCGATGTGGCGAGAGGAGATGGAAGTGACTATTCAGCCGCACATGTTATGGATATTACAACTTGTACACAAGTTGCTGAATATAAAGGAAAAATTGATACAAAAGACTTTGGAAACTTCTTAGTCAATCTCTCAACAGAATATAATGATGCATTATTAGTAATAGAAAATGCAAATATTGGATGGGCTTGTATTCAACAATGTATAGATAGACAATATAAAAACTTATTCTATATGAGTAAGGATTTAAAGTATGTAGATGTTGAACACCAAATGAGAAACAAATATAGAGCTGACGAAAAACAAATGGTTGCTGGATTCTCAACAACTTCTAAAACTAGACCTTTGATTGTATCTAAATTAGATGAATACTTTAGGGAAAAAGCAGTAACAGTTCGTTCAAATCGTTTGATAGATGAATTGTTTACTTTCATATTCATTAATGGTAGAGCAGAGGCTATGAAAAGTTATAATGATGATTTGGTGATGGCATTTTGTATTGGGTTGTGGGTAAGAGATACGGCACTTAGATTAAGACAAGAAGGAATAGACCTTACAAAAAGAACTTTGGGTGGTATTTCATCAAATCAACAATACGAAGGTGTTTATGGACCATCCGATAGGGATGATAACCCTTGGAAAATGAGAATTGGTGATAATTTTGAGGACTTAACACAGTGGTTGTAAATTATAGTGTTTTGATATTTTCCGATATTTATGGTATATGTCAAAATAAAAGGAGACTAAAATGATTAAATTAACAAATATCCTAAAAGAAGATGAATATGTAAATAAAGCATATTCTAAGGGAGACCAACCAGCCGATAACCCAATTGATGATTATGATGAATTGGATGTTGAGCAAGAAGATATGGATGATTTTATAAATTATCTTAAATCTTACTCACAATCGTTAGATGAAGCTAATTGTAATTGTGTTTACGAGGCAGAATATCAGGGGAGAGAAGTAAAGTTAGGTAAACCAATGCAAGGTGATGTTAAAAAGTTTAAAGTTTATGTTAAGAATCCTAAAACAGGTAAAGTAGTTAAGGTAAACTTTGGAGATAAAACAATGAGAATTAAGAAGTCTAATCCTGATAGAAGAAAATCCTTCAGAGCAAGACACAATTGTGATAATCCTGGTCCAAGAACAAAAGCAAGATATTGGTCTTGTAGAAAATGGTAAAATAAATTATGGCAGAACAATTCCAAGACGATAGGAGTTTCTTTGGGAGACTTAAAAAACTATTCTCAACTAATGCAATCGTAACCGTTGATAAAGAAGGTAAACGTAGAGTAGTTGACGTTGAAGATAGACAGCTGAATACAAACTTTGTAAACCTAAGAGATAGGTACACAAAACTTCAAAGGTCTTACTTCGAAACACATCAAGGTGCTCAATCAATGGCATATCACCAAGTTCGTAGAGAACTTTTTAGAGATTATGATGCTATGGATATGGACCCGATTATAGGTTCAGCATTAGACATATATGCAGATGAATCCACAACCAAGAATGAATATGGTGATGTTCTTCAAATTAAATCAACGAATGAGAACGTAAGAGAAATGCTTCACAATCTATTCTATGATATAATGAATGTGGAATTTAACTTATGGCCTTGGATTAGAAACTTAGTAAAATATGGTGATGCTTTCTTAGCATTAGAAATTATGCCTGGTAAAGGTATTATCAACGTAGCACCACACTCAACTTATAACGTAGAGAGATTAGAAGGTACTGACCCAAATAATCCTGATTATGTTAAGTATAAGGTGGAATTGGACAGATTTGGTAAAAAGGAATATGAGCAATACGAAATGGCTCACTTCAGAATGCTATCAGACACTAACTTTTTACCTTATGGCAAATCAATGGTTGAAGGTGCAAGAAGAATTTGGAAACAATTATCTCTTATGGAAGATGCGATGTTAATTCATCGTATTATGAGAGCACCTGAAAAGAGAGTATTCAAAATTGATATTGGTAACATTCCACCGCAAGAGGTAGATAACTATATGCAAAAGATTATTAACAAAATGAAGAAAACTCCATTTGTTGATAAAAATACTGGCGATTATAACTTAAAATACAATATCCAAAACCTTACTGAAGATTTTTTCCTACCTGTTCGTGGTAGTGATAGTGGTACAACTATTGATAATCTGCAAGGTTTAGAATATGCAGCAATTGAAGATATTGATTACTTAAAGAATAAATTATTTGCAGCTCTAAGAGTACCAAAGGCTTACTTATCTTATGATGAAAATGTTAATGGTAAAGCTACATTGGCTGCAGAAGATGTTCGTTTTGCAAGAACTATTGAAAGAATCCAACGTACAGTTGTTAGTGAATTGGCAAAAATTGCAGTAGTTCACTTAGCAGCAAATGGTATTGATGATTCAGAAATGACAAATTTTGAATTAACACTCACAAACGCTTCTACAATCTATGAGCAAGAAAAGGTTAATTTATGGTCTGAAAAAGTAAGATTAGCATCTGATGCAAAAGCACTTAATATGTTATCATCTGATTGGTCTTATCATAATATATTTGGGTTATCGCAAGATGAAATAGATATTGAAAGAGCAAAAGTAATCTTAGACCTAAAAGATAGATTCAGACATACATCAATAGAACAACAAGGACAAGACCCAGCAAACCCACCACAACAACAAAATGTGGAAGAAGAAATCAGTAAATTAAAAACTGAAATTGAATTAAATAGGGGAGTTGGTAGACCTAAAGAAGGAAACACTTATGGTAAAGATAAGCACCCATATGGTAGAGACCCATTGGGAGATAAGGAAAATCATAAGGAACGAAAGAGAGATGATAGAACATTAAACACAAACGCTAAAAAGCTTGCACGTGAATATATAAACGGAATTTCATCAAAAAAGAAGGTTTTAAACGAAAAATCCCAAAAATCGGGTATGTTAGATGAAAAAAACCTGTTAGATG